ACTAAAGGAAAACAAAATGAAATTCCAAAATCTGAAAAACAAGGCGAAGTACGCCCTGGCAACTGTTGCCGTTTCTGCAATGTCTGCACCTGTAATGGCTGAAGGCATTTTGGACACCGTGAAACAAGAAATCACTGGTTACAAAGCCGAAATCATCGCATTGGGCGCCATTGTTGTAGGTATTTCCATTGCCTTTGCTGTGATTCGTATCGGTAAACGCGGTGCAAATCAGGTTTAAGGTGTAATCATGGGTTATCAAGTAGGCCGAATTTGTTACGAAACCGAACAAGAAGCCGTCAATGTCTTGATGACCCAAGTTTCACCAACGATTGACAAAGACGGCGTGTTACATCACGCCGTTTTTGATGGTAAAGCTTGGAAGTATCAAGAACAGACAGTAAAACTTACGTTCCCTCAATGTGAATTTGGCGAATTTGCACAAGCAGGCCGTGAGTTAGGCTATCAGATTGTTTTAATAATGGTTTCATTATTTCTGATTGTGATTGCCGTCAAAGTTGTAGGCATGATAAGCCACAAGGAGGAAGAATGACCCCCGAAACCGAATTTCTTATAGGTATGTTACCGCCTTTTGCGGTAGCTATCTGTTTATACGTCTTAATCCGTAGTTTTCAGTAGTCATAACAAGGCATAAAGCATAGAATCTAATTTTCTGAAACATTTACGAAAGTTAGAAATATGTTTACTCGAATTTATAACCTTGTTTTGATTATTCTTTTCACATTGCACATTTTGGGCATTATTTCCATTCCTAATGAAATTAGATATTTAATGATTGCCTTTTATCTGATTTTGTTAATTTATAGTCTTATGAATAAAAAGACGAATATCAAACGAAATGGAGATGATGACATTTTTGTAATGACTACGAACCCAAATAAACCAAGTCCATCTGATTCAAATATGGAAAAGTTCATGAATGATTTGAACCAATCCATAGAGAAGAAGAAACTAGATAAGATTAAAGTTAAAAATGAATAAATTCCTCATTCCTTTGTTAGTTTTATTTACTTCTAGTTTTGCTGTTGCTGGCGAAATTAACGTTAATAATTCCAAGACTGTTACTTATACGAAACAGCATACTGAACACTGGGACAAGAAACCGTGGGCGCGTTCTGTATCAGATAATTCTTATAGAAAATTTCAAACAGAGGCCATGAAGGCACGATATGAGGGTTATTTATCAAAACAGACAGTAAATGCGACTATTGAGGCTTCTGTATCAAGAAAAACCGTTCTGAATGGTTCATTTGCTTTAGTAAAACAAGGCGCAAAACTCGTAGCTTCTAGAGCTAATGTTTATGTAGGAGGTGCATTGCTGGCTTACGAAGCATATCAAGTTGTTAAATCTGATCTTGAATTTGATGGCTACATATGGAATGAAGTCAGCGAAGAATTTTTAAAAGAATGGCCAGCAAGAAATTGTATTGTTACCAAAGACCGTGAAGGAAGATTGCAAAAAACCGCATGTTATGGCGTTGATAGTTCTGTTTTAAGTGCTTACAGAAAAGGCGGTGAAAGCCAAAGAGAAGCAGAAAAACTTATGAAAGGCCAAATGGAAAAATTGGCAGGTCCTTTTTGGGAAAAAGAAAAAATAGCATTGGATAAAAGAAGTAATTCCAAATTTTGGGAATATTATCATTTAGACGAATGTCAATTTAATTTGAATGGTGGCAATTGTAAAGTTAAAAGAGGTAGTGACATTAGAAGTCCATTTTCATTTACTTTATACATGAGAGATACAGAAGTTCTGACAAATGAAAAATTCCTACAATACTTTACCCCATCAATTGATGCAAACCCAATGCCCTTTGTAGAAGGCACTGGTAAACCCGAATATCAAGAAAATATCAAAGTCCCTGCCGGAACAGTCGTTACAATCGGCCCAGTAGAAACGCCTGAAGGCAAAAAGACCTATACAGTAACTTTCACGAATCCAACAAATGGCGGAAGTAGTGAAGCCTCTGTACAGACTAATAATAGCCCTGCACCGACTGGCAATACTGGCGGTAGTCCTGATGGAAATCCTAACGGTAATCCAGATGGAAATCCTAACGGTAATCCAGATGGAAATCCTAACGGTAATCCAGATGGAAAGCCTGACGGTAAGCCTGATGGTAAACCCGATGGCAATCCTGACGGCAAACCTGATGATAGACCCGATGATAGACCCGATGACAAGCCTGATGACAGACCCGATGATGCGCCTGATGGAAAAGACGGTAAGGACGGCAAAGATGGTAAGGACGGAAAAGACGGCAAAGATGCCCAAGACCTTTGCGAAAAACACCCCGAAGCCTCGGCATGTAAAGACTTAGGAGATACTGACTATAAAGATTTAGAAATCCCTGAAAAAGCAATCAACCTTGAACTGAAACCGCTAGATATATTCAGCACTAATGGCACTTGTCCGGCAAACCCTACGTTCAGTTTAGGCGTATTAGGAACGTTTGATATTCCCTATGACTATTTCTGTAATATTGCCCGATTGCTTCGTCCTATATTGATTCTAGGCACGATCATAATGTGCGGATTCTTTGCTTTTAACGCAGTCAAGGAGCTTTAATCATGTGGGGCAAATTAATTACAAGCGTTTTAATGACCGTTGCAGGAAAAGTTATAACCGCGCTTGGTCTGTCATTTGTCAGTTATGTAGGGCTAAATGAAATTCAAGGCTTTCTGTTATCACACGTTCAAACGCAAATCGGCGGTATCCCATCAGATGCCATGAACTTGGCTTATATCGCAGGAATTGGTGTTTGTCTGAACTGGATTTTCGGAACGTTCGCCTTTGTTGTTTCGCTTAAAAGTCTTTCTAAACTGTCAGCTTCTATCAGTAAAAAATAAAAAGGGTAACGTATGCTTTATTTAATTACAGGTGTTCCGGGTTCGGGCAAGACCCTGAAAATGATTTCAGACTTGATGACACGTCAAGACTTAAAAAACCGTCCTTTATATCTTGACGGCATTCCTGAAGTAGATGAAAAAATCATTCCAAATTTGCCTATTCCTGAAGGCGAAACAATGCAGACGTGGCACAAATGGGCACCGACAGGCGCAATACTCGTTATTGACGAATGTCAGCGCGTATTTAGGCCACGCCCAAGCGGTTCAAAAGTCCCCGATTTCGTAGCAGAACTAGAAACGCACCGCCATAAAGGCATTGATATTTTCTTGTTGACCCAACATCCTCGATTAATTGACAGTAATGTCCGCGCCTTGGTTGGCCATCATTGCCATATCGGTAAAACAAATCTAGGCGTTCGCCGTATGTTGGAATGGGAAAGGTGTGCAGACCCGACATCATCAAGAGACGTATCATCTGCTGTAAAAAGCGTTTATACGTTGGATAAAAAAGCTTTTGGCGTATATAAATCAGCCGAAGAACACACCAAAATCAAAACCAAGCTAAGCCGTGTTGTATATATCTTCCCCGCCGTCCTTGCCTTATTAATTACCGCTGGTTGGTATATCTATTCAAGCTGGAATACTCGGATAGATACAATGAAGGCAGAACAGGAAAAGCCAAAAATTGAGGCGCAAGCCTCAAGCCCTGAAGCGGTGGGGGCGGTTGCTGTTCCAACAGCAAACGGCACCAACGCAGAAGGGCAATACACGCCACAAACGGCTTTTCCTGAACCGCCGAAGCCACATCTATCAGAAGATGACTACAAGCCTAGAATTGAAGATAGACCCGAAACCGCGCCAATATATGACGGCGTAAACAAATCAATAACCGCCATGCCTTGGCCTTCTGCTTGCGTAAAAAGTGATAATGGCTGTAATTGCTATACAGACCAAGGGTCTAAGATTGCGGAAATCAGCAAAAAAACCTGTTTAAGCTATATCAAAGATGGCTTGCCGTTCAATCCTTATAAAGCCAAAAAGACCGAAACAGCAGAAGTTAAAGAAACCGAACAAGAAATAGAAAGGCCACAAGTTTTATCTATGGGCGGTAAAAGTCAACAGAATCTAATGTATGACGGTTATGTTGAAAAAGGAAACGAAATAGGCGCACAAAATGGCGCTAAAACAGGCTCATGAATCCCATCAGGATTGAACCTAAACAAACAAAACAACCGTTAATCAAGTCAGGGGGAGGACGTCCAGAAAGATTTGTAAAGACAGCTTTATCGTCTTTATAAATCTTTTTGGATACCCCTTGACGCTAGCTCACCCAAAAACGCTTTAAAGAAGGGTTGGTGCGGTTTTTTGCGCCAACCCCTGCCACATGGCGAATGTCGCCGAAGGCAAGCAAACGATAAGCTTCAAGCCCTGAATGAGTAAATCAGCCCATTGAGGGCTTGGCGTTTGACGAAACACCAAGTAAAGCCCACGACTTCGTAAGTACGGCCAAGGCGTACAGCTTGTAGCAAAGATAGAAGCGTGGGCTTTCGTACATCTTAAGTTTGAACACTATCTAGGGCAAAAAGCCCGAATTAATAAGGTTAAACCATGTACTTAGGAATAGACGTTTCAAAGCTCACAATAGATTGCTGTTTGATTGCAGACGGCCAAAATCATCAAAAGAAGTTTCAGAACAACAAAGGAGGATTTGAACAATTAATAAAGTGGCTACAAAGTCATAAAGTAACCGATAAGCTCCATTGCGTTTGCGAAGCAACAGGCACATATTACGAAGCATTAGCCGAATATCTTTATTCACGATATACAATTACCGTAGAGAATCCACGAAAGATAAAAGGATATGCGATAGCAGAACTACAACGATCCAAAACAGACACACAAGATGCAAAGTTGATAGCCCAATATTGCCAAGACCGAAAGCACAAATTAAAAGCATGGCAACCACCGGCAAAAGAACAGAAGCAATTACAAGAAATCGCCCGATATTTAGACCATCTGAAACAGCAACGCGCAACAGAAAAAGCCAAACAACACGAAGCACCCGACTACATCAAATCCCATATTCAAACAACTATTTCAAACCTGACAGCACAAATAAAGACAGTCAAAAAGCAATTACTCCAGTTCTACAAAGACAATCCAAGTTACAACAACCTGCGCAAAAGGCTGAAAACAATAACAGGCATAGGCGAGCAAGCGACAGCCGTATTGTTATCAACCTATAAAAGACATGAATTTAAAAATGCAAAACAGTTCACGGCATATCTAGGCCTAGACCCTAGAAAATATCAATCGGGAACAAGCGTAAACGGAAAAAGCAGAATATCAAAAATCGGAAGTTCGGAAATACGGAAAAGCCTTTATATGCCTGCCGTTGTCGCATATCGTTGCAATGCCTTTCCTGAATTTGTAGGCCGTCTGAAAAATAAGGGAAAACATATAAAGCTGATATTAATCGCCATCATGCGGAAACTGGCGGTAATCGCGTTTACGCTTTTGCAGAACGGCCAAGATTTCCAAGTGGAAAGATATAAATGA